GTGTGGTTGCCCCCCTTTCGAGTGACGAAGATCACCCCCATTTTGACTATATTTGTGAGCATCATCACATGATTTCGCTTGACAAATGAAGGTATGTATGCATGGAGGGCAGGCCGCATATAAATAAGCACACCTATTGTTCTGACAATGGGTGTGCTTATGGGTTGTGTGGCGTGGTTCACGCGGAGATAACTTGACGGGCGAAGAATGTTGGTGCATTATTAATACATGAACGGCACAGAGAATACTACACCAATCACTTGCACGAAGACGTCGGACGGCGGATGGGAGGCAACAGTTAGTGGCGTAGAGTATTTGATTGAATGGCATGGCAATCGATACTACCTTTATAGAGGCCCTGAATGAGAACAGATTGATTCGAATAAGTCAATTCTTTTGTTGAAGTGGATTACAGAATGTCTCTAGGAGTTATTATGACCGAATTTAGTACGCTTTCAGATATTTTTGGTCACAGTGCATGGCCTATGATTAAGGAGATGGGCGGGGTTGACGTATTTAATGTTGACGCAGATGACAGGTCGTGTTGCATGTTTCTTAACGGTCGAGAGTATAAGGTCAAGAGGGCTCATCATCGTAGATGGCATGTGGTAACCACTGGCTATTGGCGGGCTTTTGGCTCTCAGTGGGACCTGCTGGCTTGGATTGGTGATCGGGTATGAGGCGTCGGGAGCATCATGCGCCGGTTGAGGACGCTAAGTTGTTGACTTTTTGGAAAGTTACGAACTTTCTTTCATTGTGTTTATGTCGAGGATACCATGTTGGTTATTATAAGGATACTGGTCGAATTCATTATTGGAAACAAGGCACGAAAGAGTACCACATAATTGCAATCACGAATATCATTGATTCAAAAACAGGTTTAGATGTAGGAGTATTTGATGGCCATTAAGATATCATCTGGGAATGCACCGGCGATTCTCGAGGTAGATTAAACACGGAGATATATCCATCACCTCTAAAGAATTGATTGCATGGATCAAGACAATAGAACGCGAATTAGTGGAGTAATGACATGCGTGTTTATTTAGACGAACCGATTAAGTCATTTGAGGATTACACCACCACATATCGGGAACTCGCTACGCTTAAAGCACGTGCTACAGACACCAACATTACCGTTGACGACAGAACCCTTAAACAGTGCATACAGAAGCACAGCCCGTTTATCATACAGGCGGTTGAAAATGAATGCACGATACGATTGATGACGGATTCGATTAATTCTTCATAGACAGGATCAGGAATTGTATAAGCGAATTATTCTAGAGCGAACCGGCGATAGCAATTGGTACATTAAGAATACTGAATACAACGACACACCAGAAAGGACTGCGGCTTGGATTAAGTCGCTGAAATGTAATGAAAACTCAGTTAAGTAATATACCCTTTAAGGTAAAGCAAGAAATCATGTTCCTTGGCGGAACCGTGGATGAGAGTTCACACGAAAAGGATTTTGTTCGGGTATGGTTTGACAAAGAATTGATGACTGCTTGCAAGAATGGTGATCTGTGGACCTTGACTTTTAAGGGCGAAACAACAACGTCTCCAACCGACGAATTGCCGATTGCTGTGCGTTTTCTCCTTAATTACACGATTGAATACAATGTTGTCGATTAATGATGTTAAACGCAGATTGCGTCCACATGGCATGCGCGAGGCTTACACTAAAGGCGGGGCAAATATTCTTTATTGCGGGGAAATTGCTATTCGTCTGATTAACGAATATTCTATTGAGACATGGAATCCACATGAAACATCAAGTGGATCAATTCAATACTTCGACTCTATTTATGACAAGAATAATGTTGTACTAGAAATGGGACTCGAATCTCTGGGAGTGATTTGATGTATTTTCTTCAAGAATATGTTAAGAAACACAACATTGATAATCAACTACCTAATGACACTGTTTTTGCAACAGAGAGCTATTTAATGGTTGACACTCTTAACTATCGCGTATGTGTTTATGGATGGCCCGACAACCGAGTAACTATTGCTAACAAGATTACGGGTATAAATACTATCAAGAGATTTGGCCCCAATGGTCGTGATAAATGCGAGTGTTATCTTAGGTCATGTTTAGAATACATAGGCGTCAATTTTCCTGAGGAGGAATAATGGCCGTCTCATACAAGAAAGTATGTGTTGAATTGCTTGAGGCTATCAGCACTTTTAGTGAAGATGACTCAGCAAAGATTAACGCAAAATTTGTTGCTGGCACATCATGTGTTTATGACAAAATGAAGGTGGAGTTCTCAACACCTGAGGGCGAGCACACGATTGAGAAGACGAATCAGGGCTGGGAGCACACTGTGGTGAAGGTCAGGTCCGGAAGTGAGATCACGGATGTGATTTGAGTACAGATACCCCCCGGAGTGGCTGGAGGCTCCGGGGGGTATCTGTGTCTTGGGTTAGGGGCGTTTGGCGTTTCGCCTGAATCGCTCCCATGCGGCTTGGGACGCGGGGCCCCAGATGCCGTCGTCCTCGACTCCGAGTGCTCGCTGGATTGCGGCGATTACTCGGTCGTGTGCGGCGTCGCTAGCGTCTCCCCACACACCGTCGGGGTTGGTTCCGACGACGGATTGTGTGTACTGGATTCCGTAGGGGAAGTGCCTCCCTGCCCATCCGCTGGCAGCGACGACGGCGTAGAGCCGCTTCTCGGTGTCGGGTCCCAGGATGTTGTCTGGAGTGGCACCGATTGCGGTCTGGATTCCGGTGATGTTGCTGGATCCGTCGCTGGCTCGGGCGACGGCGTAGTCGTCTACGAGGCGGATGCCGTATCGGACGTCGTTGATGCTGCGTTCCCGGCGCGCGACAATGCCACCGTTGTCTTGCGGCCCCCCTGTGCCCCAGGTGGTGTTTCCGTCGATAGTGTAGAGGACTCCGGCGGAGTTGGGTGGGACGTCTACGATTCCGATGTGCTGGGCGATCCCGCTACCGTCGAAGTCGAATGTGACGGCGTCTCCCGGCCTGACGTCCCACTTGTCGATGAGGACACCGCGAGCTCGGGCCTCGTTCTCGCGTCCGGGGACGTAGGCGGAGCGCCAGGCGATGCCGACGGTGGAGAGGACCCAGGAGACGAACATGTCGCAGTAGGGGACGCCTGATGCGGCGAACATGTCGTTGCCGACGGTGCGGGCGTACCATCGTCCATACTTGGTACCGTTCTCTTTGTCGCTCCATCGGCTGTATCCGATTTCGCCTTTTGCGACGCGGAGGATGTCTGCTCGAGTTGCCATTACTTGCCACCCTTGATTCCGGGGACGTTGAAGGCGGCGACGCCGAAGAGTCCTGCGAGGACGAAGTTGATGGCGTCAATGTATGTCCCATCAATTATGCCCGAGACACCGAGAGCCACAAGCACGCCAAATGCTGCACAGTAGCAATAGAAGCGAACCTTAGGGTCGATGCCCTTGGAGGGGGCCTCATGCTCTCCCATTATTTTTCTCCTTGAGGTAGGAAAGGATTTCTTTCAACTGGCGGTTTTGCGCGTCTACGCTAGACCCACCATGATTTGGTTTGACGTGATACTGCACGTCCTTGAGTTTATCCTCGATATCATCTAGTCGGGCCACGACTCCGGGCTTATCAGGAGTTCCCTCCCATGTCGTAAGCATTATGGATAGGTGGTCTAGAAAGCGCGTAAACCGGTAGACGAATTTTCCAATAACAGTCATTAAAGTTATGACTCCGACCACCAGGGCCACATCTAGGGTTTGAGGTAGATTAATCATCGGACAAAGATTTCTGCGAACATATTGCGGGTTTCTGGTGAGTCGGAGAAAAGACGTCCTTTTCGATAGGTGCTCCTCATGATGGACAACACTTTGTCACCATACATGAGCAGTCTCTCCCCTTCTCGCAAGTCTGTGACCTTATAAGCCCATCTTACACGATCACCTCGCGGCTGGCGACGCTGAGCGAACCATGTGGGACCATCGATCCAGATGGAGACCTCTCCGTCCGGGCAGCGGAGCGAAAATGCATATTTCGCCTTCCCAGACTTTTTCATGACGAAGTCATCATAATTGTCTGCGAACTTGTTGCTGATAGCATACTCAGCATAGTCCTCAGCATAGTTTGTAATGAACGACCCGAACCGCGTATGCGCTACTTCCGACTGGAATTGCTCACTGTCAACAAAGTCGGTGACGATAAAGCCGTCTGCATGGCGGGAGACACCTTCAACGGGCTCGATATGAAATCGGATGAAGTAGGGGTTCATGATGGACACAGAGTTTGAGAGCATGAGGCACCGAACCCTGTCCTGATAACGGTCTACTGTTGAGTAGAAATCCATGAACACCTTTGCCTCATCAGGCAGATATCTAAGCGATCCTTTATCAATGATAAACTCATCAAAGATGATGGTGTAGACGTTGGGGTACGCGATTGACTTATTCGCCTGCGCTGTGGACAGTGGAATGAAGTAGCCAATCGTCTCCCATTTCTTACCCACCTTGCGCTGAGCGAACTGTCCCTCAACACGAAACTCTTCGTCAGGAAACTCTGACTGAATGTCAGCAAAGAAGGAGTTGCGCCCCTTTAGTTCAGTCTTATAGCGTCGCAGGTAGATGAATTGCTGCCCCTTGTTGATCGCATTCTTGATAACGATTTTCTTAGCGCCATAGGTCTTGCCCAGGCCGCGCGCACCCATAATCATGTTGAAGACGCCCGCGTATGAGAGCACCTTCGAGAACGAATAGTAACTGAATTTCTTTTTCAATCGTGTCTCCTTACCGTCCACCACCGAGTGCCGGCAAGGCGATCGATGCTAGTGATTACTGGTCCATAATAAGGGTTTCCTCCGTGCCCAATCAAACGATTGGAGTCCACAACCATTTCTACGTGATCGGTCTCGGGATAGTAGGATCCTGTCGACCGCCACGCCATGACGATCATGTCGCCAGGCTTCAGCATGGCGCGCTGTGCGGCCGTCATGGCTCCGCTACCGCGGGGCATGACCTCTCTTCCGCGGTTGTACTGGTCACCCGTCCACGTGCCTACGAACGTTCCTGACGTGTCCTTGTAGGCCCTGTAGATCGTGGATGAGCAGTCACCGAAACCCGAGTTGTCGGGATCCAGACGACCTGGTGCCTGGCGATAGCCGAACTTGCCGATACGGCTCATCATCCACTTCAGAGCCTTCGCCCCCTTGGATCCGTCACCGCCCCCGCCAGCGCCACCGCCACCGGTGCCACCACTTCCTGCACTGGCACTACCCTCGTTGAACCCGAGCGCATGGGCGTTGTTCCACGCACCCGAGACGATTTCCTGGACCTTGGCTTCCGAATTACCCATATCCATTTTCCAGAGATTGATACCCACCGGGGTCCCTACTGAGGTTCCGAAGCGCGTGCGTAGCCATACCAGGTTTGAGTTGTCAAGCAGCAGGTACCCAACGCCCGGCCCAACAACAAGGCTGGCGAAGTTGGACTGCGACGCCCTACCACCATTGCCGTCGGGTGTAGTAGTGGTGCTGGATCCACTGCTGCCAACACCGCTGACGTCTTTTGACTTGATGATGTTGTACGCAGTGTTGTAACGCGTGCTGTATACACCTAGCACGGCGTCTGAGAGGATGGCGGACTTCATTCCATCAAGATTCGTTCCACCAACGCGATTCGCGATTCGCATCGCCCGCTGCGGAGACTGGTGGTAGGCAACAGCCCACAGGATGAATGTCTCAGTGTTGGTGTCAGGGTTGATTCCGTACTTGAGCGCCATATTTCTATATGTACTGTTGGCGTCAAAGATCAGTTGATCATCCTGAATGTTGCGGTTATTAAGCAGGAACGGCTTGAGCGCGTCACCGAAGTTTCTGGGCAGGTAGTATGTATTCCAGAAAGCATCATTCTCGCTGTGTGCGTTCATGACGTTTCGGAAGTCCTGCGGTAGAGCCCCATAACCTGCAGAATCCACATTCTTCATCTTGTTGATCAGTGCTGCAGCGCGAGTGCCATACCATTGTCCAATCCCCACAGTGATTGGGTCGCTGTAGTTGATTGCAGCATAGTTCATAGACGACTCGACAGTGCCGATCGCCTTGACCCACACTTTTCGCATGGTCTCATCCCAAGCCATTTATCCCCCTAGATAGACGTCTGCCCCCATTTTAGCATGGAGGCAGACGTGCTCGTTAGAAGATGGAATATGATGCGTCAATTGCTAACCGGGTTCCGGCGGGGATGTCCTTCAGGGCAATGACGTTGCCGTTGTGGTTTACATTTCCGCGGAACGCTGTGGAGTCTTGCCACATCGTCACGTAGAAGTTCGTGTACGGGCGAGCCCACGCAGGGAGCCTGAACAGGACCTCACCGTTCGTAACACTACCGACCTCGAATGTTGCGTGAATGGTGACATCGTCGCGCTCCCGTCGGCAGACGGCATAGAGGAAGTTGTTCTGTCGCACGTTATCGAGATTTGCGAGTCCTGTAATGTCCTCCCAACCGTAATTGACCCAACCGGATCCACCTCGAAGCCATGCGTCAAACTGCTGCTGAGCGTACTTGTAGCCCGCAGGCGTGAAGTGAACATTCATCTCAGGTGTGAAGAATTTAGCCTCCTGCCCGTTATGGAACCATGAGCGAGACCCTTCACAGACAACCGCCCCGTGCGGGGTAGCGAGTCGCTTGATCGCGTTCGTTGTTGAGGCGCAACGGCGGGCGATATTGAAGTCATTGTTTGCGTCACACTCGTTGTACAGTGCAGGGAGGACGATTATATCTTTGCAGTTCGGGAACGCCTCCCTGAGTTTTTGCATGAAGCGCTCAAATGGCTGACTGATATCGCGCCCGGTTCGGATATCGTAGATGAGATCGATGATGTAACAGCGCCCCGTCAGGTTTCGCTGGAACTCACTGATCTGAGTTGCAGCATTGTTGAGCATGGCAAGAAAGTTGTTGTCATCGTTTGAGGTGAACCCTCCACCGTTTGATGCATAGTTGTGGGGGATCTCCCCTTTTCTCCTGCACCAGTCGTCCCACGTCCCGTTGGCGTATCCAGTAAGGATCGCGTTAGATGATCCGAGGATGAGTGTGTGGGGGTACTTGCTCACCCTGTTTACGATGCTGTTGGACTCAAGGTCGTTCAGTCGTCGGTCGGCGTTTGCCTTGTTGCTGTTAACCGACGAACGGACCGTCGTCAACTCATCCAGCACATCCTGCATCCCCTGACTACTGGCGACGGCGATCTGTGCCCCGTCCTTGGCGGTCGTGGTGAAGAATTTACCCGAGGGGTGCTTCTCAAACTTCTCGACCAGGAGAGACTTCAGGAATGCGTCGGTCTGCTTGTCGAGTTCCTTTAGAGCATTCTTGAATGCGGTCTGTTGCGTCTCGAATACGTCGCGATTAGATGCTACGAACTCCTTCACCTTCTGGTTGAAGTCGGCAACGATCCGCTGCTCCTCCTCTCCGAACTCGTTGACGTACTCAACAATATCGGAGATGACCTCACGCAACTTAGAGAGAACTTCATAGTACGTGAGCCCGTCCCCGTAGGTGAACGGTGTTACGTTATTAATGTTGACGGTATTGATGAGGTAGTTGGCCTCCTCCATTCTCCTATAAATCTGTAGCCAGCGGCGAGACTTGTCAGAAATAGGCATTTTTACTCCTAGTACATTCCATAGTTGAAGTAGTGGCGAGTGCGGGGCTGGGCATTATCCCAGATACCCATAAACAGATCGGACAGTTCTGCGATAACAAAGTCGTCCACATTCACGAGAGTGTTTCGATAGCGAGCGATCTGCTCACCCTTACCCATATTGTAGCCCGTGGAAAGGGAGTGCTGGTTGTTCCGATAGTCGTTGGTCCCAGTGCTGCTCGATGTCGAAGTCGACGTGTTCGTGCTCTTACCGTTGGTGGATGCGTCGCTGATAGACGTCGCATAGTCCCCGTCTCCCGCTAGACGACTCTGAGGTGTGTCAGACCCCACCGTGCGGCCTGTGGAATTGGTAGTGCCGGATCCATTGCTGTCCTGCCGGTTCGTCCCACTGTTCTGTGACCGCCCGTCCTGAGAGGTCTCATTGACGCGACGTCCACCATCCAGTGGATCGTTGTTGAGGAGTTCAGCCTCATACATTCGATTGTATCGAGGCATGATGCGCTCCATCTTCAGTTTGAGTCGCCAGATGAAGATATCTGGCGTCTCGTGCGCAATCTCTTGGAGCCAGTACTCACGCTTAATGCGATCGTTTAGCACCTTACGATAGTCCTCATTAAAAATGGGGTAGTCGTCAAGACCAATATGGTCTCCGGTTACCTTGACAACGTCCTTAAGGCGCATTGTGAACTGTGCGGGCATTACTCCTCTCCTTCCGCGTCGTAGGTGGTCAGGTTTTGTACGGCCAGGTAGTCCTCCATGTTCGGGGCAGCGTTGTCGTCGACCGCCCACTCACAAGAGATCTGTAACCCGAATTTTTCATTGATCTGCTCACACGCCAGTTGGCGAGGCTTCATGAATGACTCGCGTGACGCCAGGACCTGGCCCGAGTTTCCTGCAGCCTCCTCGACAACCATGCGCTCACGCTTCTCGGAGTTGACGTTCATGATCCCGAGCATTGTCAGGGCCTCGCCCCAGATCTTGGCCTTGGACTCCATGTGCTTGATGCTGGAGACGGCACCCGCTCCGGCGTTCTGATTCAGTGGGAAAACACCGATCATGCTGGCTAGGTTGTCAACAGCCAAGTTTTCAGTCCCCCAAACCACGGGTTCGCCATCGTAAATCTTGCTAATCAGGTTTTGAACCGTGAGTCGCTGGTCCTGAGAACACGCAACGATCATGGGGTTGCGCTCGTTCAGCAAGTCGATCTCGATAGTGCGGTCAATCTGGGCGAGGCGTGCCGCGTAGGAAAGCACCACATCGATCTCAGGCACTCTGATCTGATTACCCCAGATACAGACAGACTCGCTAGCAGGCACTTCGCGTGAGTAGACGCCATTTCGTGTCACCCGATAGCCGGTAGGGTTGTCCTGGATATCCAGGGGCCCAGAGATCGTTGCAGGCATTGCCATAAACATCTCAAAGAATGTGTCATAGTAAAATACACTGTACCCATTGTTGAAAATGGTTGTCTCAATGAAGCGCGGATCAATTCCGTTGGGCAGACCCTCCCAAGTGAACCTAGAAATACACTTCCCCATTAACTGGCGCCTGTACATATACTCCAGTGCCGCCTGACGGTTCTCTGAGGTCGATGGCCTTGCTGCCATCACCTCTCGATAGACGGTATTCTTAACGTAGTCCTTTTTAGGCAATCAAACTCACCTGATTCGTCTTGTCGATCCGATTGTTTCTGATATTGATTGTACCAATTCGCTGCGGCGATCGCCACAGAGTCACACCCTTTTCGAAGATGCCTCGCACAGTCCCCTTGAAGGTCTCAGGAATATCTGCCCGCTCCAAGTAGCACTCGGCTAGTTTCCAGTATGTGAACTCGGTCATCAGGGAAAGGCGGTTGGGCATCTTGATCCAGGTGTTCATCGCATACCCGTAGCGCAGCCAGTAGTCACCAACGCGACGAATGGCGGCGTCAGAGAGCAGGCGCACACGACAGTCGATCACCAACCCGTTGGACACCATCGCAGCCACAGTACCCGCTGTCTGCCCGATAACAGCGGGCGGAATGACCTGCATGTCCTGCTGCTGCCCGTTGATGCTGGCGATCGCCGCCTCATAGTCACCGTTAGCAGCGAACTGTGCAAGGTCGTAGTTCGTGTCCCGAACCGCGCGCTGTTGCGTCTGAGAGATCTGCGAGGCACCGCTAGCCAACTGATTCTGGATGTTCGCCGTCGACTGCGCCTGAGAGTTCTGAATCATCGCACTGATCCCTGCGGTAGCCGCCTGACCGATGCCTGCGCCCACAGCCTGCCCATTGAGCCCAATGGCGCCTCCGAGGGCCGTCATTCCGCCCTGCACCGCCTGAACGGTAGCCCGCATGTTGTTGTAGCGAGACTGTGAGTCGGCCATTGCAGAGTTGCCCCACATCGTGTTCTCAGCGCCCGCCTGGGTTGCGGCAATCCCCGCGTTAGCAATGTCGCGAGACGCCACAGCACTGCGCTGAGCGCGACGCTGCTGCCACTTGGCAGAGTTGATCTGCGCAGCGATCGTGTGAGCATTCGAGGCCAAATTATTAAGCCCCGAATTGTTGAGCACTGAGAATGTGGGAAGTGAGGTGTATCCAGTAACCAGATCCCACTCCTCACCGTGCTCATCCTCTTCATGAGTGCTCGGGCCGACAAGTCGCCTGGAAGCCCATTTGTTGTTGTAGTCCTTGACCGTGAACATTAATTGTGGGTTAGGCGGCACGACGTGCCCGTACTGCAGGAGCCCGATACCAGTAGTCATAAGCGACTCCGGACGGAGTTCCACAGGATTTCCCGTGTAGGTCGTGAGCTCAAGGATGCAGTAGGGCGCGGTCATGAACTTACGAAGTTCCTGATACGCCTTCGGCAGCATGCTCATAACCTCCTTTCGGAAGTCATGGTTAGTCAACGGAAAAGCACGGTTGACATAGACGTCGCCAGTGCCGACCTTGTACCAACTCACGCTCCCGATTCGCGTCGCATTTGCAGGATTCTTGGACACCACACCCTTCGGCACGATAGTCACAGAGCCAATGCCCTGGGCGACCCACGGATATGCAGAGAGCGCTGAGAGCCCCTCGAGATAGTCGTTGCGCGACGTGACCCACACACTGGCCGAGTTGGGAAGACCCTCAGCCTTTGACCCGTTAGCCATCTTGAATCGAGGGCTGGCAAGGTTCCCCCACTCTGCTGCAAGATCAATGGTGCTGGTGATGACGACGTCGTAGTCACCGTTGAAGACATCAGCGATCATGCGCCGATACGAGCGAATGACCTGATGCTCTCCACCAACGTCAAGACCTTCGGGCTGAGCAAGCCATTCACGACCGTTGTCGTTGAAACTGTCAACGGCAGCGATCCCCATGTGTCCGCGCTCGAGATAGCAGCGCCCAAACTTGACGCGCTGATAGTACGTCGACCAGACGTCGAGTTGAAGTGTTAGTTGTGTAGTGTTGGGTGCTATGTAGTCCACGCTAGTGATGAAGTAGAAGAAAGCGTGTGGTGTGTAGCCCTCAAAATTCTTCGAGTCGACGGGGCGGCCAGGGTTCTCAACCATTACATAGTTATACTGGTTTGCCATAGTGAATGGTGTGGGAATGCGAATCGGCTTGCCTTGAGCAAGGTACGTTAACTGATTTATCTCGACCTTGTTTACCTTGTTGAATGACTTAACGTATTGATAAGGTGTCCAGCCGTAAGCGTCCCAGTCAATGATGTCTCGATACGTATTGTCAAACGGCACGTTACACATGGTGACAACACTACCCGCGGACCATACCGAGTAATCAAACGATAGCCCTGCAGTCGTCTCTGGCGGGTCGCCATAAATCTGAGTCATAACTCCTCCGTTAACAGTAAAGCCCCACCATCCCGGAGGATAGTGGGGCGGTTACTGACTCAGTATATCATGCCTGAATCTGGATTGAAATCTCCTTCTTGACGGGCTTAGTGCCGCCGGGAGCAGACTTCGTGTCAACAGTGACCCCAAGCGTCGGGTACCCATTCTTCTCATCGGGTCCGATGGTCAGGACGCCGTCGTTAGAGATCTTCGTGGCGTTGCTGGTCGAATTCTTGATGTACCAGTCGGTAGCGTATCCCTTGTTGGCGGGCGGAGTCTTCCAGACGATCTTCGCCTGCCGGACGGCGCCCGGCTTCATCACACTACTGTGCGTGCCGTCCTGGTTGAGCACCTGAATCGTGTCGATCTCAGCATTCGTCTCATCAGCCGGAACAACGATCTTCGTGCTCTCCTTCGTCCCGAACGCAATTGCCGGGGTGAACGGGGAGGCGGAAATCAGCGACCAGTGGTGCAGCCAGTAGTTGTCATAAAGACCCTCAGGGTTCTGAATGGACCTGTTCTCCAGGAGGACATCCTTAATCAGCAGGAACTCTCGCGTAGTCAGGATCGCACTAACGTCCTTGAGCCCAAGGGCCTCATTCGGGACAGTGATGATGTGCGACGGGGCCTCCGCATCCTGCCGGTTAAACGCAGCAGACAGAGAGGTTACATCAACATTAGCCTTGAACTCAGGCGTCGTAATGAGAACGAGGTTCTCAGGGCGCGCAAACGAGTGGACCGCCGCCGCATTGTATGCAGGGGTTGGGTAACGCATCTTGTCCGCAGCCACGCGAAGCGCCTTAAGGGCGGCGTCCGTGTGAGTCTTGTCTGCATCGAAAACGTTCAGGTCGGGAATCTGAATCCTGTGAAACCCATGCTTCTCATCGTAGGTCCTGAACAAGGAGCAGATGGTCAGGAACTCGGACCACTCATCCGAGGACGCGGCCACAGCCATCGTCTGGGAAAGCATCTCAGACAGTCCCGTGTCGCTCAGGAACGCGCGACGGAGAACATCACGGTTGAAGGTAACCTTGAACTTCTCCTTGCGGTTAATCGTGTGGAAAGCGCTGTAGGCCGGCGGGCGCGCCTGACCGAACACGTCCTTCTCCAAGTAATCGCGGTTCTCGTCGTAGATAGTGGGTTTGATGAAGTCCATGTGCACCTCTTCGATGGTGTCACCGAAATTCATCATGCCGTCCTTGAAAACAGCAAGAGGGTTACGCCAGGAAATGTCGCGCACGACCGTGGAGCCGATCCGATTAATCAGTGCTGACATGAACTCATTTCGAGAAATATTGTCAGACATAATCCCCTGAATAGTTTCCTGAATATTGGCCTTAGTGGCCTCCGGAACCATCTCCTGATAGTCCCTACGCGCATCCGAACGAATCGCGTTAAGCATATCGATGTTTGAGACGTCATCTCGCAAGCGGGGCATAATTACTTCCTCGTGAATAGATCTGAAATTGACTTAGGCTTCCAGTTCCCGTCGGGAACCTTCGAGTCGGGGTTGTCTCCAGATGAAAAGAGAGCTGAGAGACCCGCGAGAGTTTTTCCAGTGCTCTTTACAGCATCCGTGTCGATCCCCATTTCCTTAATTGTAGCACTGCCCGCATCCTTCAAGGCAGTGCCCGCAAGGTTGGCTGCAGCGCCACCGACCTCACCAATGCCCTTGGCCACGGCCTTGGCGTCGTCCGCCGTCGACGCCACGGCCGCCTTGACGTCATCTGCAGTCATTTCCTTGCTGACGGGAACGTCGTCGCCCGCAAACGGGTTGCCCGTCTCGCGATCGGTGGGAGTCAACATCCCCGAGAGGCGGCCCTCGAGCTCGCCCTGAAGAGCAGTGATCTTGTCACCGAAAACGCTCGCCAAATGATCCCAAGCCGCCTTTGTGTCCTTAAAGGGGTCATCATCCTTAACCGGATTAGGGTCACCACCGGTCATGTTCCGGTCAGACGGGGACACCGCCTTGTTGTCACCGTCAGAATCGCCGGGATCATAAACATGTGACTCGGGCAGACCTGCAGCCTTCTTCTGCTCGGGTGAGAGATGTGCCGTGTCCCGGTTCATCTGCTGAGCGCGTTCCTGCTGATACTTCGGGTCGGCAAGTTTGTCCCCGGTAACGCCCGTTACCGGCACTCGCGTCTTGTCGGGCTTACTCTCAAGATTCTTCTTGGTCTGCTCCTGAGTTCGCTTAGCGTCCTCAGCAACATTTCCTGTCCCTTTATACTTGTCGGCCTTTCCCATTTTTTCTCCTAATAGCAAGGTAGGCTAGGAACTTACGTTCCTAGCCTACCATTTTCACCCAATGTCAGCCAGTGCTACAAAGACTTGCGGGCCGTTCCGTGCGGGTCCTTATCACCGGATTGCATCCCGCACGGGTTCGCAGTCACTTTGCTGGCTTGGGAGCCTTTCGAGCGAGATAGTCAATGAGGGCGTCGCGCACAATGTCGTCGGAGGGTCGCCGCTCAATCCAGTGCTGCTCATCAACGTCAGAGATAAGAGCCTTAGGGAGACGGAACTTGACAGTTGCCTTGTCGCTAACGGGTCGAGCCATGATAGATCCAGCCTTTCAAACTTTAAGTGTAAATGTTGTGTCCCTGAGGACCACACCTCCAGGAACCCTTGTAGGAATGAGTTTACCACCCCATTGGCCTCCAGTCAACATGTCATCCAACGTTAATGTGGCGGCCACTGAGCGGGGCATCCCTGCGATGTGTACATCTAATTTACCATCAATCTCTTCTGCGTATTGCTTTGCTCGAATGTAAACGGATTTTGTGAAGTTTCCCTCATGCTTCCACGCCCCCAGTTCAACAGGATCGACCCACAGAGTCTCTGGCGGTGTAGTTGGTCCTACAAGGTGTAGTGAATCGGTGTCTGCGTAAGCGAAGGTTTCATAATTATCTTGAGCCGCATTTATCGTCTTGCTCCGTGCGTGTGCTGTAATAAATACTCCCATTGGGGTGTACACGGGGTCTCGTGTTTCCAGTTCGTTCATCTCTAATGAGACTCGATTATCTTTCAAGACGGGGTGCTTGCCTGTGATATCAGGGTTCGTAGCGAACTTTCCGTAAAGACTGTTGAGGTGTAGTTTTGCAATTTGACGTAAACCGCCAGTACTATTCTTTTTAATTTCCATAAAATGGTCTACGTATTCATCAAAAAATCCATGTGAACCCCTGAACTCAAAAGTTCCGTTCCATGAAAGTATCTTTAGGTCGTAGTGTTTCTTCCATAATTCTATGTCAATATTTGTTGCAACAACTTCGGTTGGCTCATTGATCTCCGTAAGATATTCGGTTGGATTAAATGAAAGATTCTTTTTAATCTGAATGCATGGAATGTGATTTGGCTTTAACTTGGCTTTAATTGTGATAGATGAAATGTAAAGAGGCCTTTGAGTTATAGGGCCTCCTTCGGAATATAGCGGGTCGCCGTATGGAAGCAATGAGTTACGCATAACTGACGGATAAAGCGAATTGACGTCATAAACACTGCCTTCTCCATTGAGCCTCCTAGAGAAACGAGGGGGAGCATATGTAAACCCACCACGATATGCCTTCCGAATTTCAGAGTCGATCTCGGGGGACAAGATAGGGAATCTGCGAATAAACAGTTTGCCCGTCATTTTCTTGTAAGTTGCTAAAGAGTCTGCCCCTGCGGTCAGTTTTGTCATCTTCTCGGCAAACTGAACCTCTAGCGCTTGGGCGACAATAGCGACGTCATTCCTCTGGTAACGCCTCTCCTGTTCTGTAGGGATATAGCCTATCGACCGTGGCTTCTCGTAGTCGATCTCAAGTTTCTGATCGTGAAGATTAAATGCCTTAGCAATTGCTGACACGGACATGGGGAGTTTCTTGAATGAGTCGCGAAACTCGATCCTATACCCAGTCTCAAATACGACTGTGATTGAATAAAATTGCCCCATCCGAGAAATGAGTGATGAGAACTGTTTCACACCAGGATTCTCTTTAGTCCAACTATAGCCGTGCTTAAGGAGCCAGTCTAGAATAAAAATTCCGTCAAACTTAAGGTTGTGAAAGTATATGTATGCGGCTCGCTCTGCAATGTGATGCATGAATCCATCAAGAGAAGTGCCGTCCACATAATCAGACAATTTCCCAACCTTGATAATGCCCCATGACCATACTCGACAGTCCTCTTCTTGGGTAGTTGTCTCAAAGTCGGCACAGTATGAAGGAATCTTCTTGTGGGTGCGCTTAACGCTTGGACCGGTGACGGTTGCGGCGCTTGTTGATTGGCGAGCCACTAAAGTCGTCCTCCGGTCTAATCTTAACTGACTTAATATCCTCAAGTAGAGCAAGCGTCTCGGAATGTGCGTTCTCTACATCGTCATACCACACATCTTCATTTGCTCTTCGCTTCTCGAAGTAGCCCTCTTTTGCTGCCTCATACATAAGCGATAACTGATTGGAAAAATCGCCATTAACAGTCCACATAAGCCACAAGACATCATCAGGGATGTCGGTCAAAATATCGTAAAGCATTGGATCACCAATCACATCAAGCATCGCGGCAATCTGTTGCTTAGCTGCCGTAAGTTTCTCGGCCTTCGCTGCCTTCGAAAGATTGTCGAGAATAGAAGTCGTCTTTTCTCGCATGGCTTCAGCAGAATCGAAATGAATCGTCCGCTTATCGGGGTTCATGCGCTCAAGGGCGTAGTGTGAGCCTCCGCCTAAATAAGTCTTACTAGGCCTAAAGTCGCGAATCCAGTCACCAACAGTAATGTCACCCATATAAGGTAATTTTGTTCCACTCACAGCGCGCTCGTAGGCGGCTATGTCGTCATTATAGCGCTGAACAGCATGCTTATAACGACGAACGTCTTTAGCAGAAATGGGATTACCTTTACTGTCAGCAAAATACCAAACACTATCAGAATTATTAAACTCGCTAAGACGCTCAAGTTCTCTCGCTGCATTCTTCAACGTCACCTTACCAATCGCAGACTTGCCCAGCGGATCATACTTAGTTCCCCGAATGTCGGCGCCATCACGGCTGGTGGCCATCTTATACATTTTCCTGATCGCCCGATCGCGCTCACCTTGAAGCAACTCTCGCGCCTTATCCAGTTCAGAGCGATGCTGTCTCTTGGCATCGGCCTTCACTGAACCCATCTTCACGGGTCCTGAAGACATGTCCCCCAGGGTGTCAGGCAATCCCAGATTGCCCGACAGATTCAGTCCGCCAACAAACTCCCTGACATCAGCAGCCGTATTGCCAACACGCTTAGCGCCACGCTTAAACGACCTATAATGCTTAGCCCAATGAGACTTAACCATAACAAAACCCCCTACCCCCTAAGGGGTAGGGGGCTCCATCATTCTATCCGACTCAGGCCAACGTCACAGTCGTGTACTCGCGACCCCGGCCCGACTTCGCCGAACCGATCTCCACGGCCACCGGCTCCGGCCAAGACTTCACGTCGCCCAGGATGTCCACGAGACGCTGAATCTGCGCCACCACAGTCTGAGACGAAGTCCCAAACGCCGCACCATCCTTGTCAATCACAGTGATCGCCCGACGCGTCTCGGTCTCACCAGTGTCCGTGTCGACCACGTCATCCTCAGTGATCACAATGTCCTTGATCTCGATCTTCTTGCCACGCAGTTCCTTAAAAGAAACAGCAGAATTCTGAGCGGTGAAGAAAGCCTTCTTGCCAGCAAAGTCGTCAGAGAGAGAAGAGTAAACAACAGCCATGATCGTTTCCTTTCGTGTATGGCTAGATTTCAATTCAGTGATCTGGTATTACCCGCCCAGCCGGGAATCTATTAAAAGAGTGTGGGTTCGTCTTGTTTGTCCAATACCACAGGACTCCCAAGCATGTTCGTTGCCGCTGCACACACCATCGCAATCTTATCGTAGTCGTGTTGATACCTAATGCACCCCTGTTGCTTACCGTTGTAAGTAACCACATAGTCTTCGCGAGTGCGATTTAAAATGATGGTTCCGCGATGGCCTGCAATATAATATTTAGTCACATGACGATTATCTGTCTTATAACACATCACGCGCTTGACCTTATACTCCAACTTTGGAGAATAAACCCTCACGAAAAAACCATCACCAGCGCCACAAGCAGTGCCATCCACAACAACCAACCCCCAATCCTAGGCGCAGCCTTCGCCGCAATCATACCCCCAGCGACACCGAGAGCAACCCCGCCCGCACTAAGGCGCTTGCCATGAGCCCGCACGTCAGCAGGAGAGTAGCCCGCATAAGAGCCAATAGCATTCTGTCGCTCATATTCATCCGCTCCCATCTCCTTATCCATCCAAATCCATTCGCCATTAATGTATTCCCACATCGTTCTCACACCTCAAGCCAATTATCGATCATTCGTAGGGCGTTAATAATGTTTCCAACAGTGACTGTCAAAGTGTTGAAGTCCCATTGGAAGGTGATCTTGTCACCGTTAGGGTCATTGTCGAAGACATTAACGCGTGATCCGTGGACGTTAAATGCGACCCAAGCGTCTGAATGATTTACGTAATAGTCCGTCCATCCTCCAATCACCATACGCAACTTAATATTCTTGCAAGGATTGATGTTCTGTGTTGTGTAGGGACGCGGATGCTTGCTCACACCATATGAAGCGTTGTATGTCATCTTCTCGAAGGTTTCCATTGTTCGGCTCCTTTCTGTTCCGTTCATGTATTAATAATGCACCAACATTCTTCGCCCGTCAAGTTATCTCCGCGTGAACCACGCCACACAACCCATAAGCACACCCATTGTCAGAACAATAGGTGTGCTTATTTATATGCGGCCTGCCCTCCATGCATACATACCTTCATTTGTCAAGCGAAATCATGTGATGATGCTCACAAATATAGTCAAAATGGGGGTGATCTTCGTCACTCGAAAGGGGGGCAACCACAC